AAACACCCAGCAATGTCCGAATATGCTAGTTAAGTCTCCTACTGTTTCCATAAAGCCAGTAAGTGTACGATTTTGTAAGTCACTGTCTAATTGAAATAGTTCAGCCCAATCCATGTTCTCATTAGATATCTTATTACCTTCAGGTGTAGCAAATCTAATATAACGTTTAACACCTGGTTCAAACAATACATCATTGATACTATCAACAACATATCTACAGATAGGTTGAGCAACAGTGTTATTAATCAAATCCTGATGAATTACACTATCTTCGCTAGGGCGCTTTTTTCTAACATAATTCTTAAAAACACTCCCACCAAGATATGCGTACTGGTAAGCCAACATAGTTTCATACGTTGCCGCATATATTGGATTTTTTCGTAGTAGTTCTGAATTTTTCATTAATAATTCCTCAAATGTATTTATGTTTTTTTATTTTGGTTTCTGTGTGCATTTATCAAAATGATTTCGACCTAATGTGTTTACAGGGGCTTGAACATTACAATGAGGGCATGTACCTATTTTGTGATACTTACCAGTCATTCCTAACGTTCTACCCTTTTCAGTTCTAAGTCTTGCCATATCATTCATTGTGCCAGCGAACAAATGTTCTGGATTGACACATAGTTTGTTATCGCACTTATGCAATACACACTTACCTTCTTCAAATATATCATGGAACTTGGCTTGAACTCTATGTGCAGTTTGCATCTTACCCTCAAAACGAAATAGACCATAGCCTATGTTGTTTCTACCAGCAGTCCATTGCCAGCATCCATCGTCAAGTAATTCTACATGACTATCGAAATAAGTTTTATATTGTTCCATTGATGTTTTATATGTCATTTGTTTTTGGATTACCAACTTACGTAATCGCTATCCTCTGTTGATTGGTTTAATAGTTGTTCCCATGTTGGTCCACCTTGATATAATGGACTATATGGTAAATGCTCTGCTCCAGGATGTATGTTATATCTTGGATCGTCTGTTTGATAGTTAGGTAGTTTACCTGTATCATGTGTTATTGGGAATAACAAACTTATCCCATAACGCATACAGTCACCTAAGCCATCAATGAATGCAAACTTATCATTGTACTTCACTAACTTCTTACGTGTGCCATCTTCAAAGTGATAACTTTTCATGGCATCAATAACTTTGTTTTGTGATGTGTCAATTCTTAATCTACCTTGATTAATAAAAGCATTGCATATGTTGTCTGTGTCTGTAATTAATGGGTTAGTCTTTTTAGTGTTAATGATTGTAAAGCCATACTTCTCTAATATGATTCTATCTGTTACACCAAAAGGACTGGTTGTGTCACGATTCAATTGACTGCCTGACATGTCAATCACTGAAAAAATTCTACGTTTAGGGAAGTCACTACGAATTGCTTGTGCTAATTGTTCTGTACCACAATTATCAATAGCATATCCTTTAAGTACGTCAATCTTACCTTCATTTGTATATGGCTTAGTTACTCTTGCAATAACGCTGGTAGCAACACGTTTGTTAAAGTCAGCGAAATGATAAAGGTCACCGCCACTATCTTCAAGATTTGCTGTGTGATATTGTGGTTGAAATGTGTAAAAGAACATGTCAGTTACACTTTCAAAACTACATAGGTAATCTTGTGCAAACTTCATAGGACTAAGAATCTTCTTTTGTTCCAATATGAATTCTAAGTTACCTGCTCTCATTTGTTCATAGTTATAATGACGAACACTGTACTTGTCTGGAATAGATTTAGCCGCGTTATATAAATCGTATAGTGGACCTGCACCATGAGGTGTTGATATGATAATCATGCGACCTGCTGTGTCTGGTGACCCCACTTTAGGACGTAAACGATTTGTTATCTCTAGTAATGATTCTTGATGATATAAACTTGCTTCATCCATAATAGCAATACCCGCATTCATACCACGTAAGTTTTCACGTTGTTCTGCACTCTTACAGCGAATGAACACACCATTAGGGAATTGTATTGTTAAGTCCCCGTTGTTGATATGCTGGTCTGTTAAGTTAAAGTATTCTTTACATGACTTCTTTAAGTCTTCCCAGATAAGAGTTTTAATCATCTCACGTGTGGGTGCAACGTATAAGATATCCTTACCCTTATGATACTTCTTGTCGCTTGCCGCAATAGGTAAGAATACGCTTGCTAAGAATGTTTTCCCTGAACCAACTGGCACTATGCATATTGAATGTTTGTCTGTGTTAACCCAGTCATTCAGTATGTTTGTTTGTTCACCATATAGGTTAATGGATACTTGTTTCATTCTTCCATTCAGGCAGTTCTACTGGGTTAAACATTAATTGAACACCCATTGTTTGACCGTTACTTGTAACGTCTTGTTTGATTTCTTGTACGTCTTGTACTAGGTATTTTGCGAATCCTAATAGATATCTGCTGACAAGTTCTTTATCTCCTGCTTGATATGCTAAAACAATCTGTTCATTAATGAATTCATGGAACTGCATTCCAGAACGTTGTGAGAAATCATTAAGCATTTCAACTGGACTAACTTTATTCGTTGTACCTTTAGGTCTACCTGCACCTTCTCTTTTGCCACCTCTACTTGGGGATTTCTTTGAATATTTTCTTTTAGGCTTAGTCTCGGAAATATTTGATACTTTTTCCGTTGAACCGGACTCTAACTCTAACAAGTTTTCCATGTTCTCATTGACGAGACTTTGGTCGTACATAGGTTTGATTGGGCGTTGTATCATACATATATCTTTTCGTAGTCGTTGATGTTGTCACCTGGATCCAAGCCATCATATAAGATGCCATCAACTTTACCCTTGTACTTCAATGTACCAAAACTACTTAATAGTTTCTGATTGGCTAGTTTCCACTTAAACACGATTTCATCATAACGGTCTGATCCAAGAATCAATTTAAGTTGTGTTTTACTATCTTCAATTGATGGGTCAATGTCATGTTTTGTATCACGTAGTTTAACCATGAACTCTACGATTTGGTCAATCTCTAACTCAGTCATGTATGGACTGAGTTCGGTGGTCATCCTATCAAAGTTTTTGATATGATTAGTGAATGGTCTGTCTATTAACGTTTTCATCTTTATTATCTCTACTATTTGCTTCTGTTACTAATGCGGATAAGAATGTTGAGATTGCTTTTAATCCCATTATATTAAAATCCATAATGTCATTGTCAATGGCACTAAGTCCTGACTTGTCAACATTAGATAACTTCTCTAATGATTCGTTTGCATCTTCTATTAATGGTTGAAGACTTACCCAGATTGTTTTATCTGGACCTACTACTAATTGATATCTCATCGTTTAACCTTTGGTGCTGATTGGGGTCTGCCACGTCTTTCTTCTTCAGGTTCATTATACCCTGATGCATGTGCTGCGGCTGCTTGCTTTTCTGCATCACTGCGATTCTTGTATAACTTACCATGCTGACCCCAGCGATAGTAATCTTCACCCTTAACTGTTACACGTTGTATTGGCATGAACTCATCCTTGTCATTTTCTATACTTTTATTTATCTTTTCTCTAGCGACACAAACCAATACATGTTTATCTACTAGTATGTCATCACTAAAGGGTCTACCACAATCACTGCATTTGTATCCTAAGAATTCAAACTGTTTGCCAAACTTTTTACCATAGACTTGTGTTATATTACCCTTTGGTATTTCTTCTGGCATCTCTATTTCTTTTAAGTGTTTCTTCTGTATCGTGTTCTGATACTGCATTATAGTGACTACACGACTTGTAGGTAGTAAGTCTTTCTCTAACGCATCCCAGTTTTGTACTGCGCCCTTAAGTACATTATTGACGCTTCTCATACCATTTTTGACGCCTTTAGGACGCCCTCGTTTCTCATATTTATGCATATGAGATATTTACTGAGTTTGGATGAGTTAGTTAAAATTCAAATAGTTGTTCTACGAATAGAATATTCTGATATGACTGGTTCTTTTGTAGGTCAAAACCCATATCCTTGATTACATCAATTAGCATGATTGAATTGTTAATGATGTTTTGCAGATGTTCGGCTTGTACAAGTGATAGGTCTTTTTGATTGCCAAATGCTAGATTGTTCACTATCCCTGCTACGAATGAGCATGGGCTGTTTGACTTACCAAATATGCGATTATGCGGTAATGTTTTGCTTGGCTTCATGTACCACTTCACAACTTCTTTGATTTCCGAATTAGTGGATAATGATAGTTCCGACATGAAACTCTGTAATGCAATAAGTTTGCTGATTAAGTCATCTAGTTCTGGTTGTTCTATGTTCATGTAAGTAGTACCTGCGCCTGTTATTTTCTTGGTGTAATAGATTTTGTTCATTTGTTTTCTCTCGTAGTATTTATCTTAAATTGTTAAAAAGTTGGATTATGTGTGCTTTTTTACAATTATTCATAATCATATTCTAACTGTTGATAGAATGTTTTAGACTCATACAATCCTTCAACACTGAATTCATTATTGAAATTGTATTTTGGAACGTAACTTCTTTCAATATCACTTAGTCTCTGTAGTATAGGATTATCTTCAATCTCAACTGATTTAGGACTTAACCAACCATTGACTTGTGTATCTTCAATTGTAAACAATGGATCCAAATTATTAAGAATAGATTTTACTTCAATTAAACTATCATTGCTTAATGG